GCCATGGCAAGATAAGTTCTTGTTTCGACTGCAACAACATCGCCTTCGTCTTCTTTTGACATTGTGAGACCGATATATGCCTCGCCAGCATCAGCATAATGAACTTCGGGCGGAACCTCTGTAGTTTCAGATTTAATCTTTACTCTACGCCATTTTTCAAGATCTTCGTAACAGGTGAAAGCTCTCGATCCTATATTATATGTGGATGTCATGGCTTATTTCCTCCCCATGGATTTTTGATGAAGCTCAGGGCTTGCCTTGGCAATGGCCGTCAATGCTTCTGTTCTTGTGCATTTTTTGTCAGACTGATAATCGTCAACGGCCTGCATAAATGTCTTTTCGTCTCCGCCTGTTTCCTTGGCTTTGTGGCCAGCGCTATCAGGTGTCGAATCTTCCAGGGCTTTCAAATCTTCAGCCTTTTTGCCTTTCTCTGCCTCAAAAAATAGCTTATAAGCCGAATCGACCGACAATCCTTCATTGACGGCCTGAATCTTAGATGCTTCGTCAGCACCCTCGATGGCCATGAGTGCCGCGACTCTTTCCCGTTCCTGTGTTGTTCCGGCTGCAATCCCTTCCTGATGCCCGGCATCTTTTGCCCCTGCTTCAATATCGTTGAGCAGATCGGGCGCTTCTTTTTTCAAGTTTTCAAGTGTAAAATCCATTGAAAAGTCCTCTTCTATGTTGTTGGTTTCGCCCGTGGGCGCTTCTGTTTCTGTGAATTTTGAAAATGTTGAGACTGATGTATTGCCGTCGGCCCCCAGGGGAACAAAACTGGTTTCAAATACTTCTGACTCAAGCCACACTTCAGCCGGGCCAGCCAATGTTTCACCATTGACAACGGACTCGGCATCTCTTTCAAGAGATAATATTTTTAGAGGCCTGACACCTATTGACGCTTGCCACGGGAACCCTTCAGCAATTAATCCTTTTACTTCTTTTCCCTTGTCCGTTACTTTTGAAAAGTTCCCGTCAACAAAAAAAGATCCATCTTTTCTTGTGTTTGTGGAGAATCCAACTATTTGATCGGTGTCATGATTCATTAAAACTGGAATCTGTTTTTTAGCAATGATCCCATCAACCGAGATAGCGAGCTTACCATACCATCTATCGACAACGGCGCCTGTATATGCTTCAATTGAGAACTCATTCTTGTCTTCTTCCGCTGCCATAAAAACAGGAGCAACGAGTCGTAGCTCTGTGCATTTGGCGTCTTTAATTGTTCCCATCTTCTGGTGCCTCCTCAACCGGTGCCTGTACTGTTTCTTTAACTGTCATTTCGATATCAAACTCTTCCTCAAGATCTTTCATATATTTCTTTTCAATCGCTTTTTGCCTCAATGCTGCCCGCCAATTCTGGCCTTTTGTGGCGTAAATGTCAGAATAATTTCTGGTATTATTTTCAAGCCTTTCAGTATCCGCTTTAGCTGCTTTTTGATGATCAATGGGATGGTTGGGTGGTGGCATCCAATCTGTTCGAGTGTAAGCATAAAGATTTGACTTGAAATGATCTATTGATGATACCGGCAATAAACCACGAAGCGCACCTTCATATTGCATCATAGCAAATAATGGCTGACAAAATCTGTTCGTTAAAATCACCCGGTCATAGTCGTCAAACCGCCCGGCGTTTTCAATGGATGCCATAGAAGCAGAATAACTGGACGTGTAAGCCCTTGAAACATTTTCAGCACCTCTTCCGGTAGCCATGCCAAGCCTGGAGACTATGGATTTATTCATGATTTCGTACCCGGGCCCAGGGCTATTTGAGTCAAGAAAGTTTGCCGTCTCTCCCTCTTTACCGAAAATCATTGTGCCTTTTTCCATCTCCTGTATCCGGTCTGCCCAATCTGCATTGGGATCATTTTGCTGGGTAGCTCCGACATCCGATGTTACAAACGCCGTCCAAAGATTTTGAATCAATGCTTTGATCATAGCGGCATCTACAAAGTCATTGCTGTCTTTGATTTCTTTTATCATTGACCCCATTATTGAGTCTTGCCGGTATTCAGCCACGTTTCGGACATCGCACACAAAGAGCATGTTCGGTAGTCCGGTGTCCTTATTCATGACTGTGACGCTCGTGCAATCGTCCATCTTTGCATTGTAAACAGTGTATGGCTTATTCGGTTTTAAGATCCATGCCTTTTCGATTTCACCATTTTTATCAAGCTGTAATCCGTCGTAAATATCACCCTTTGCATCTGTGGGAGTTACGAGCCTGGCTGGATCTATTGGAAGAACCGACAAAGACAATGGCCTGTCCGCACCTTTTTTTCTAACAACCTGGAAAACACCTATGCCCTCAAGTTTCCACTGGAAAAACGCAAGTGCTTGTAACATATAAATATTTAATCGTCCGGTAGCATCACACCAGTTGCGAAAGTCAAGGCCCCATATTTCAAACAAATCATAGGCTTTCTGTTGATAATCATTTTGCCAGTCTGAATCTTTTCCTATCCATCTTATCATTGGGTTTGGTTGGGGGGTTATGCCGGTATTGACGGCTTCAATAACAATACCTTCAATAATCCCTTTTGCCATGGCATCGTTCAAATAGAGATCCCATGCACGATTTGAAACCTTCCGGCGTTGCATTTCTGATACCCTGGAGTCAATCAATCCTGATACCCAGTTTGATAAAGACCCCTGGACAGATGCACCTGAACGTTTGAAGTGTCGGCCTGCTCCGTAGGAGTTTGTTCGCGCCATCAAGCCCTCCTTGGGATAATCGTTTTTGATCTGGAAAAGAAAGAGTCTGAAACAGTTGACACTTTTTGACTAAATTTCTCGCGGTATTTGAAAAGTTCGGATATGTTACTCTTCGTGTATTGTGTGTTCTCAAACGTGACTGACTGCCCGTTTTGAAGAACATCTATTATAGCAGCGTCAATGGCTGTTAATATTTCTGCATCAGTTGACATTTAGTTTCCCATTTAAGTTTTTTGACATAAAAAAAGCCCCATAACAATGAGTTAATGTGTCTCATTATTATGGGGCTGTATTTATTAGTCAATTGCTTGAATGCTATTTTAGCAATTTATGTATTTTTAAAAACCTTATCCCAACCGTTAAAAAACCTCTATGCTCTTATACTTAGTCCCGCACAACCTGCAGGTATGATATCTAATCTTCACATCACCCTCCCATGGCAAAACATGAGTCACACCGCCCTTGAATCTTTTGCACCGTGGACATATTGCCCCGTGTCTCCTATCGAAATCAACTCCAGGTATCCCGGTTTCTTTTTTCTCCGTTATCGGTTCCAAGGGTTGAGGTTCCTTCCGGACAACGGCTGCCTTTTTGGTTTTGTCTCGTGTTTTTTTGATATCTCCCCCTTATCTTTGCTTTCTTTGTGCTTCACCATTTCGGATTCCATCATGTCCCAATTTCTATGAGATAGACCCGCTTTTATAGCAGCTGCATACCCGTAAACGAAACAGTCCAGAATATCGTTTCGTTCTCGTGTTTTTATCCATTTTGATACTTTAAAACCCTGTTTGTTGTACCCGTTCACCAGTTTTTCTGCTGTCAACTGTTTGTAAAATTCATCATCAAGGCCAATTGGAAAGTGGTAATAACCTGGGCCCGGCTCTGATAGCTTCAATCTGTTGTAAATTGTGCCCTTGGCAATGTCAGTACCGATAGAAACTAGAGCCACACCACGCTTTATCTTGTCCCCTTTCCAATTAAAATCTTGTTTTGTTGGTGGGCCAAGCACCGCCTTACCTGGGGAAGACGAACCTTTTAATGCAAATACAAACGGAGCGCGAGTTCTGCAGTAATTATAAACAGCTTGTGTCTTATGACCTCCGGTATCAATACCCATGGACGTTATATGCAACTCTGCCCCTGACTCATGTTCGTATGTTTTGTGTAGGAGCTCATCTAATTGGTTCCAAACTTCCGGCAAATCGGGATCACCGTACAAAGTCCCGGCATAAATAGACCAGCACTCCTCTCCCCGGCCATACGCCATAACAACAACTTCAAGCCGATTATCCTGAGTATCCACTCCAGCTGTCAATAATAAACCACCGGTAGGAACACACGTTACTCTATATGGCTCCGCTCTGGCTGATAACTTCGTCCATTCCGGTTGTTCTCCATCCTCTTCCCATGTTTCAGCCATTCTGGTATTTGTCCAGACTTTCATGGGTTGCGAGTTGCCACGCTTGAGAGAAATAGCCGCTTTTAAAAACTCATCTGCTACCTGCTCCCATGACAACCATCCAAGAGGGGAGTAAAGAGAGTTCACTCTAAAGCCTCGTTTTTTTCTATCAGGATATTTGTGTTCGTACTTGCCAAGTTTCATCATCTCTGTTTTTTGCCATTCTTCAATTTTATCGTGGCAATTTTCGCACTCGTACCAGACATCTATTATTTGTCCGTCCTCATCCCTGGTGAATCTGATCCCTAACTCTGAATCAGGGCCACCAAAAACAAGTGTTTGCATGTGGCTGCAATGTGGGCAGGGCACACAAAATTCTCCCTGACTGGATTCCTCCCACTCTTTTTCGATGTGAGACGTTCCTTTAATGGTGGGAGTTGAGTTCATATAGATCTTTCGCTTTGTTCCGAAGGCATCTGTTCTTTTTTTCAGAAGATCATGGGGAGCGCCTTCAAGACCTGCATCCTGGACGAATCCATCAAGATCATCAAGAACAAGATACCGAATTGAGTCTGACCGGGCAGATGCAGGGGAGTTTGAACCGGTGAATGTCCAGCTGCCCCCGGGAAACTCTTTCAACAACATAGTATTTCCGCCATCACGCTTGTTCGTTGTTTTAATGATTCCTTTTAAACATGGCATGTTTCGGATGGATGGGGCAATTTTCTTTTTACTATGACGACGTGCCATATCATCGGTGGGCATTGCAAACATGGACGGGCCCGGGTAAATATGAGCAATGGCAAACAGAAAATTGTTACCTACTTCTGTGAATCCGATTTGCGTTGCTTTTAATACAACCATCTGTTGAGTTGAGCTTTGGGGGGAAAGTTCCATCAGGATTTCTTCAACGTATGGCGTCCGGCTGGTGCGGTATGTTCCGGGTTCCACGCTTGATTCTTTTGGGAGCTGGCGGTATGTGTTGCTCCACTCCACCAGGTTTATGTATGGATCGGGTTTTAAGCCTTTAAAAAAAGTAAAGAACATTATATTCGGCCTTCAC